TTCAAAGGTTGGCAAAGTTGGTGAACTTGGATGTTATCAAATCCGCGAATGTTATTGGCAAGATGCACTTGAACATGACCCAACTATTGGTGGGGAATATGAAGATGTCATCGACAGAGAATATGCTGAAAAAGTTATATATGCTTTTTGGGATAGGTACGCAACCGAAAAAAGGTTGGGCAGACCAGTAACAGACGAAGACCGTGCGAGGATGCACAACGGTGGTCCTAACGGATATAAGAAAACAAAAACAATAAAATATTGGAACAAGATACAAAATGAACTACGAAATTAAAACAGGTGATTCTCTAGAAGTATTGAAAACAATGGATGATGAATCTGTTCATTGTTGTGTAACATCTCCGCCATATTGGGCGTTGAGAAATTATGACCACGATGGACAACTCGGACAAGAAACAACACCAGAAGAATATGTCGATAAACTTGTTGAAATTATGGGAGAAGTCAAACGAGTCCTCAGAAGTGACGGAACACTTTGGTTAAATCTTGGCGACTCTTATGTTGGAAGTGGTGCAAAGGGAACACACAAAGACCCAAAATATAAAGACGGAAGAAACGGACAACAAGACACAGCAAACAATAACAAAGTACAAGGATTGAAACCAAAAGACATGGTTGGTATTCCTTGGAGAGTTGCATTTGGATTACAAGCAGATGGTTGGTGGTTGCGTTCAGATATTATCTGGCATAAACCAAATCCTATGCCGATTCCAGTAAATGACAGACCGACATCTTGTCATGAACATATATTTCTCCTGTCAAAAAGTCAGAAATATTATTATGACAAAGATGCAATTCTTGAACCACTTGCAGACCCCAATAAAAAAGATGGTCCGAATTGTTCAGGATTTGGTGGAAACAAACATGCAAAAAATAAAGACAAAACTTTGAACAATGCATACAGTGGTTCATTGTATGATGCAACAAAACTCAAAGGTAAAAACAAAAGAGATGTCTGGACAGTTTCAACCAGTTCATACAAGGAAGCACACTTTGCAGTATATCCACCAAAACTAATTGAACCCTGCATTCTTGCAGGATGTCCAGAAAATGGTGTTGTTCTTGACCCATTTAGTGGAAGTGGGACAACAGGTGTTGTTGCAATGAACAATCAAAAGAATTATATTGGTATTGAACTCAATCCAGAATTTGCAGAATTATCACACAAACGAATCAAAGACGAAGTACCAAATACTTTGGTGGAGCATATGAGTGAGTGAATATTGGTCCCCTCGTAAGTGGGAAAAAGAAAATGAAAAGGTTAATGGGAAAAAGAAGAGGAAACCAAAAAGTGAATGGTCACCAGAAACTAGAAAGAAATTTGATTCTCAGGTAAAAAAAGTTATGGAGAAAAGAAATATCGGAAAAGAAATGGCAACCAAAGTTGTGGAAGGTTGGTGGGAAGGTAACAGATATAATGGTTCAGAACCTCAAATACCCGAAAAATTCAGGAAGATAAAAGAGAAAAGAGAATTGATTCGGGATGAGAATGCTAAAAAGAGAAGAGAGAAATTTATAAAAAGAAGAGGTTATTGAGAATGAGTGAATTTTACACAAACATTGCAATGAGGGGAAAGTATATTCTCTATCGTGGAATAGACAAGAATGGTAAACGCATTTCACGACAAGAAGAATTTCATCCCACGATGTATGTTCCTTCTCAAAAGAAAACAGATTGGACAACACTTGATGGATTCTATGTTGAACCTGTTAAACCTGGCAACATTCCAGACACCAGAGATTTTATAAAACAATATCAAAACGTAAAGGGATTTGATATTTACGGTAATACTGATTATGTCTGCCAATATATTGCAGAGAATTTCACAAAAGAAATTGAACCAGACATATCCAAGATTGTAGTTGCAAACATTGATATTGAATGTGAATCCGAAAAAGGATTCCCCGACATTGCAGATGCCCAGGAACGAGTGAATGCAATCTCCGTAGACTTCAATGGCAAAATGTATGTCTTGGGATTGGGTGTATTCAATTTGAGTGCAAAGGATGTTCATTACCAAGAACAGTTTGCAGACGAAGAAGATTTACTCAAAGCATTTCTTGACATTTGGGAACAGGAATCTCCTGACATTGTAACAGGTTGGAATGTACGGTTCTTTGATATTCCATATCTTGTAAACAGAATCACGAATGTTCTTGGGAAGAAAGAAGCAAAACGACTTTCACCGTGGAAAGATTATAGAGAACGAAAAATTACAAAGTTCAACAGAGAGAATGTTGTCTATGAATTGGTAGGAATTTCTACACTCGACTATTACGAATTGTATCAGACATTTACTTATGTCAATCAGGCATCTTATGCGTTGAATCATATTGCAGAGGTAGAACTTGGTGAGAAGAAATTAGATTATTCCGAATATGATTCTATGTCCGACTTCTATAAAAACGATTTCCAAAAGTTTATGGAATACAATGTTCTTGATACACAGTTGGTGATGAAACTTGAGGATAAGATGAAGTTGTTGGAACTTGCAATCACTCTTGCATACTCCGCAAAACTTGGAAACTATATGGATGTGTTTGGACAGTTAAGAACTTGGGACTCAATCATTTATCACTTCTTACATGAACATAAGATTGCAATTCCACCAAAGAAAGGTGGACAAAAGAATACACAATATGCCGGTGCGTATGTGAAAGAACCTATTGTGGGAATGCACGATTGGATTGTTTCATTTGACCTTGCAAGTTTGTATCCTTCTATTATTCGTTGGTTGAATCTATCTCCTGAAACAAAGACAGAAGATGGTCTTCGTAAAACTCTTGATATAGGTGGTATTATAAATGGAACAGGTGAACATACACAGAGGATGATCAAAGAATGGAAGAGTAAAGATTTGTGTATTGCCGCAAACGGAACAACATACACAAAAGATCATCAGGGGTTTCTTCCTGCAATCATGGAGAAGTTGTACAACGAACGAAAGATGTACAAAGGCAAAATGATTGAAGCACAGAAGCACCGACAAAATGTTGGTAAAATGGCAACACCAACTCTTGCAAAAGGTGGTATTGCAAACAAACTTGACAAAGAAATTACCAAGTATTATAACTTCCAATTGGTACGGAAGATTCAATTGAATAGTTGTTATGGTGCATTGGGAAATGAGTATGGAAGATATTACGACATTGATTTGGCAGAAGCAATTACCTTGTCGGGACAATTGATTATTCAATTCATTGCAGATAAACTCAATACATTTTTAAACGAAACATTTAAGACGGAGGATTTTGATTATGTTGTTGCTAGTGATACAGATAGTGTGTATTTGCGTTGTGGGAATCTTGTGGACAAAGTTTGTCCTTCCACCAACACGAAGCAGGAGATGGTGGAATTCCTCCACAAAGCGTCCGAAGAAATAATTTTACCATTCATTAACGAACAATATGCAAAGTTATCCGAAACTATGAATGCAATAAGTCCAGAAGTTATTTCAATGGAACGAGAAATAATTGCAGATAAGGCAGTATGGACTGCAAAGAAAAGATACATGGCCAATGTTTATGATTCGGAAGGTGTTTCTTACGACCCACCCAAACAAAAGATTATGGGTCTTGAAACTGCAAGAAGTTCTACACCACAGGTTGTGAGGGATTCGTTGAAGGAAGCAATTAATCTTATCCTGACATCAGATGAAGATTCTGTGATTGAATTTATTGAAGACTTCCGAGAGAAGTTCAATAACTTTTCAATTGAAGAAATTGCATTTCCCCGCGGAGTAAATGGAATTAAAAAGTATGCATCGCACGGAAGCATCTATAAAAAGTCTACACCAATTGCAGTCAAAGGCAGTTTGATTTATAATCACTATGTGGACAAGTTGGGGATAGGAAACACACACAGAAAGATTGTAGATGGAGATAAGATTAAATTTGTACACTTGAAAGCGCCCAATCCTGTTGGTGGTGTTGCGGGTCAAGACCAAATTATTTCATTTCCAAATGAATTACCAAAGGAATTTGGGTTGGATAAATTTATTGATTATGAACATCAATTTGAAAAGGCATTCTTGAGTCCGTTGAAAACTATTTTAGAAAAGATTGGTTGGAACTGGAAAGAAGTTTCAACACTAGAAGAATTATTCACATGAACATCAAACCCATAGATGAAAGAGTTGCAGTACTCTTTATACAAGACAGACATTACTCACCTGTAATGCCAAGACTTACCAAGCATTATCTTGGTGTGTATGTCGATGAAGAGTTGGTTGGTGTATTGACTCTTGGTTGGGGAACTCAACCATTACAAACAATCCGAAAGTTGTTTCCAGATTTGGTGACAAAGGATTACTATGAAATTGGAAAGATGTGTATGGATGATAAAATGCCAAGAAACTCGGAATCACAGATGATTTCTAAAGTAGTGTCTTGGATGAAAAAGTATACACCAGACAAAAAGTATCTTTATACATGGGCAGATGGTATTGTAGGTAAGTGTGGATATGTATATCAAGGTTCTAATTTTCTCTATGGTGGATTTATATGGACAGATATTTATATGTCAAAAGAAGGGGAAAAAATCCATCCAAGAAGTACCAGAAAACTACTTGAAGAAAATCAAGAGTTTCTAGATTCAGATAAGAAGTTATTCTGGATGACTTATGATTTCATGAAACATAAGGGAATACAGAGAATAAAAGGTAAACAGTTCCGATACATATACCCTTTGAGTAAGAAAGCAAGGAAGGAACTAAAAAATTCAACGGTAGAATGGTCATTAAAATACCCCAAAGAAAAAGATTTAGAGTGGAAAGAAATGAAAGGAAAGGGTAACTATGAACTATTAAAAGCCAAACCAGATTTTGATTTATCGGTGGTGAATGTTAATAAACAAAATGTAAACAGAATAGCAGAAAAATATGGCACATCGTCACTGGAGGAATTTTTTGAATGAAAGACATATCCAGAAAATCCATAAAATTAATTTTAAGTATATTAGAATCAGTACAAAAAGAATCGAAGTTATTGTTGAAAAAATGTCAAGCAGACAAGAATTGTAATTTAGAAACTTACGAAAATATTGTTGAAAAATGTAAAGAGTTAGAGTATACTATACAAGAGATAAAGGAGTTATTATGATAACAGGAACATATATCGCAGACACAATAGACCGAGCATTTGATGGTTTAGACATTATGCTTGGAACAGACAAAAGAGCCAGACTGGATGATGGTACATTTAAAGCAGATGATAAAACCACACCAGATGTAAACGAGGCATGGAAGTCTGGCAAGAGTCCAAAGAAGAAAAAGAAGAAATGTTGTGGTGGTAGCAAATGTAAGTCCAGTGGATTTGTGTCCAATAAGAAAGAACAAGAATGACGGATTTTCTGAAAGACATTATTAAAAGTTCTGGTAATGAATATGCAGGCATTGTGTCTGAAGGAATTGAAGGAAGTGATGTAACAGGATTCATTGATACTGGTTCTTATGCATTTAATGCTTTGTTGTCTGGTTCACTCTACGGTGGCATTCCCAATAATAAAATAATGGCACTAGCGGGTGAATCAGCAACAGGCAAAACTTACTTTGCATTAGGAATGTGCAAGAAATTTCTTGACGACAATCCAGATGGTATGATATTATACTTCGATACAGAATCAGCAGTAACTTCTGATATGATTACGGAACGAGGATTAGACCCAAAAAGAGTTGCAATATTTCCTGTTGCGACTGTTGAAGGTTTCCGTCATCAGGCAATTTCTATTGTAGACACATACATCGAAACAAAAGAAAAGAAACCTGTGTTTGTTGTTCTAGACAGTCTTGGTATGCTTTCTACAGAAAAAGAAATGACAGACACCGCAGAAGGGAAGCAGACCCGTGATATGACACGCGCGCAAGTCATCAAAGCAACATTCCGTGTTCTTACATTGAAACTTGGTAAAGCAGGTATTCCTTTGGTTCTGACAAATCACACCTATAGCATTATTGGTGCATATGTTCCAATGAAAGAAATGGGTGGTGGTTCTGGTTTAAAGTATGCCGCATCCACAATTGTTTATCTTTCAAAGAAGAAAGAAAAAGATGGTACAGATATTATTGGTGGTATTATAAAATGTAAATTATACAAAGGCAGATTTACCAAAGAGAATAAAGAGGTAGAAGTTCAGTTAAATTATGATACTGGTTTGAATCCTTATTATGGTTTAGTACCAATTGCAGTAAAGTATGGAATCTTTAAGAAGGTTTCTACTCGTATTGAATTACCAGACGGTAAAACAGCATTTGAGAAATCAATTAATAACGACCCAGAGAAATACTTCACCGAAGATGTTATGCAAAAACTTGAAGAAGCGGTTGCAAAAGAATTCAAATATGGTAATGAAGTAGAAGAAACTACTGAATTGGAGAATGAAAATGACCAAGAAATATAAATTTGATGATACAGATAAAACTATTCAACCAGTTCCTATTGTTATTACTGAAGGTAAATGTGAAGGAGTAAAACTTCAATATGGTCGTATTGCTTTTAATGAAAAAGATGATGGAATGGAATTAAAGTTTGATTACGAATTGATAGAAAATCCAAAGGATTTAGAAGAAGACCAAGAGTTCATTGATGGTTTGGGAGAAATTCTAGTCTCAGTATTAGAAGATGAAATGGAAGAAATAGATGGAGATTTCCTAGAGGAAACGGGTGAGACGGTATCCGATGAAAACAGTTGAAGCAGTAATACTACAAAATTTAATATACAATGAAGAATATGCCCGAAAGGTTGTTCCTTTTATAAAGGAAGAATATTTTCATGATAAAACCGAACGATTAGTTTTTGATATAATTAAGAGTTTTGTCGTGAAATATAATAACCTTCCAACCAAAGAAGCATTAAGTATAGAATTAGATAAAAACTCAACGCTTAACGAAGAAGAATATAAGAATTCTTCTAATTTAATAAATTCTTTTTCTTCCAACGATGCAAACATTGATTGGTTGACATCTGAAACAGAAAAGTTTTGTAAAGACAAAGCGGTCTATAATGCCATTATGGAATCTATTCATATTATAGACGGGAAATCAAAAGATAAAACAGATACTGCAATCCCACATATATTGTCGGATGCACTGTCTGTATCTTTTGATACCCACATCGGTCACGATTATATTGAAGATGCAGATGAACGATACCAATTTTATCACCAAAAAGAAAAAAGAATTCCATTTGATTTAGAATTCCTGAACGACATTACTGGAGGTGGCACTCCTAGTAAAACATTAAACATTATAATGGCAGGAACAGGTGTTGGTAAGTCTGCATTCCTTTGTCATCATGCCGCAAATTGCTTGACACAAAATTTGAGTGTGTTGTACATCACTTGTGAAATGGCAGAAGAAAGAATTGCAGAACGAATAGATGCAAACTTGATGGATATTACACTAGACAACTTAAAAGAATTACCAAAGCAAGTCTATGATAAAAAGATGAATACTATTTCATCAAAGATGACAGGTAAACTAATTATAAAAGAATATCCTACCGCATCTGCAAATTCAAATCATTTCCGTGCATTGATTGATGAACTTCAAATGAAGAAAAAGTTTAAAGCGGATATTATTTTTATTGATTACTTAAACATTTGTGCATCTTCTCGTATTAAGGGTGGTTCAAACATAAACACATATCAAATGGTTAAGTCAATTGCAGAAGAACTTCGTGGACTTGCAGTAGAAAAGGATGTTCCAATTTGGTCTGCGACACAAGTAAACCGAAGTGGTTTTTCTAATTCAGATTTTGGTTTAGAGGATACAAGTGAATCGTTTGGTCTTCCTGCGACTTGCGACTTTATGATGGCACTCATTTCAACCGAAGAACTTGAAGAGAAAGGTCAACTTCTAGTTAAGCAATTAAAGAACCGATATAATGATTCATATACCAATAGAAAATTTATTTTAAATATCAATCGTGCAAAGATGAAATTTTCTGAGCCACCAAAATTAGAACAGATTGGATTGGTGGAGTCAAATCAAAAGGAAGATTTGAAACTTGGTTCGGGATTTGATGGAAAGCAGTTTGACGATAAGTTTGCCACATCAGAGAAGTTTAATGATTGGAATATTTGATGAGTTCATACATTGATAAAAAATTTATCAATATGGTTTCTCCCCAGTTAGAAAAGTTCACATGGAAGAAAGACAACCTTGCGGCGTGTCGTTGTCCAATTTGTGGGGATTCACAAAAGAACAAAAATAAAACAAGAGGTTATTTTTATGTAAAGAATAATGATTTTTTCTATAAATGTCATAATTGTGGGGTAGGATACAACCTATATAACTTCTTGAAAGAAGTTTCCCCTTCAATGTGTAAAGAGTATTCTTTGGAGAGATATAGAAATGGGGAAAACGGTAAATCAAATTATAAAAAACCAGAGGAAAAAGAAGTGTTCAAATTTAGAGAAGCAAAACCCAAATTTAAAAAGAAAGACAAACTGCTTGACGAGTTATTGTGTCTGAATGATTTGCCAAAGGAACACACTGCGGTCAAATTCGCAAACATGAGAATGATTCCGAAACAGTATTTCAAGTTGTTATATTATACTGATGATTTCACAACATTTGCAGGCAAGTTAGATGAAGATAATACCCTTTTCGGGAAAGAAGAAAGATTGGTAATTCCATTCTTTAATAGTCATGGTGATGTTGTTGCTTGTCAAGGTCGTGCATTAAATATGGCAGATGAAGTGAAAGCAAGAACAACTGTTAAGTACATTACAATTAAAGGTGATAAAAGTATTGACCGATTGTGGTATGGTCTTTGGAGAGTAGACCCAAAGAAACGAGTATATGTTGTAGAAGGTCCTTTAGATAGTTTGTTCTTACAAAATGCAACCGCAATGGTGGGTGCGGGTGCATTGAAAGATATTCCAATTCGGTTTGAGAATTCTAGTATGACATATATACTTGATAATGAACCACGAAATAGACAAATTTGTGCATACATTGAAAAGTTGATTGAGTTAGGACGAGATGTTTGCATCTGGCCAGACAACATCCAAGAAAAAGATATTAACGATATGGCATATAGATTGTCTACTCGTAATATTCAAAAAGCAATTGACGAAAATACCTACAACGGACTAGAAGCAAAATTACGATTCAGAGAATGGAGAAAAGTTTGAACTACAAACCCCTTCCAAGTGAAGTTACAATAAAAGAATCTCCTATAGACGGATTGGGTCTTTTCGTTACGGAAGATATAGAAAAGGGTCATGTGTTTGGGGTATCTCATGTTGTAGATTCTAGATTTGAAAATAGGTATATAAGAACTCCCTTGGGTGGATTCATAAACCATTCAAAAGAACCAAATTGCGAATTAGTACCCATTATTAATGAGCATTGGAGAGAATTAGTTTCTATCAACCACATTCCAAAAGGAACAGAAATCACAACAAAATATTCTTTGGTAAAGGGTTGGAATGAAGATTAAAGTATTAGATAAAGGACATGTTGAACTCGTTGACCATATGGGTTCAGACTTAACTGTTGCAAATGCCGCAAGGGTTTCTTTTGACAGTGAGAGTAAGTGGGGTCGTATTGATGGTCATGGACATGGGGAGTTGTCTGAAAGAGATGGAAAACTTATTCGTTATCTTGCGAAGCACAATCATTGGACACCATTTGCACACCCACAAATTACTTTACGAATCAAAGCACCCATTTCCATTCGCACACAATGTTTTAAACACAAGCAAGGATTTGTAGAAAATGAAATTAGCAGACGATATGTAGATTTTACTCCAGAGTTTTATCATCCTAAATGGCGACATCGCCCAGACAGAAATGCAAAACAAGGAAGTGGTGGGTGGTTAGAATGTCATGATAGTGGCGGAGAAACTTCTGGGGGTTTTGCAACGCATCCTTTATATCGTTCATATGAATCGATAATGAAACAATCACTCAGTACATACGAAGAACTAATTGCATCTAATGTTGCACCAGAACAAGCACGATTCGTTCTACCGCAGGCAATGTATACGGAATGGTATTGGACAGGTTCTCTCGCGGCATATGCAAGATTTTACAAACAACGAATTGACGAACATGCACAGTGGGAAATTCAACAATATGCAGAAGCAGTTGATAAAATTATTGAACCTTTGTTTCCAGTTTCTTGGGCAGAACTAACAAAATAATATAAATAAATTAAAAAGGAAAGTATATTATGACATATACCAGTGACATTTTGCCCAAAGAATTTCTCAAACCCTATACAACCACCAAACCAGATTGGGGTTATAATGGTTTAGGAGAAATCGTATACAAGAGAACATACTCTCGTATCAAGGAAGATGGAACTAATGAAGAATGGTGGGAAAC